AATCCTGGAGGAGGTCCACCTACTGCAGATATTTGTTCTTCTTGATTTGTATAACCACGATATTCTTTTGAACCTGGAATTGGTTTTAAAACTAAATCTTGAAACGCACCATCTATTTTAGGTGTTTTTCCTTTTCTACCACCTGGCATTTTTGTCATCCTCATCTGGATTTTCCATTTCAAATCCTATATCTATACTAATCCATACTCCAGGTATTGGAGTAGGTAAAAACATATTACCTAGTGGCATATTAAATTGTGATAAAAATGTTTTATCTATGATTGGGTCATCTTCAAATTCTGGTAATTCCCAGTTTTCTTGATTAATAATATTAAAAAACTTTTCATTAATATCAGAAGGGTTCTTAGCCAAGAGGTCCTCCTATTGGTAAACCAGGACCTGCAGCTAATTGTTCTGGTGGTAATCCACCACTTAATCCAGCTAACACAGATGCTATATCTGGTTCACCTTGTGGAATTGCTGGTCCACCTAAACCAGCTAACGCTTCTTCTTCTGGACTTAATTGTGGTTCTTCTGGGGTAAAAAACTTATCTAAAATACTTGTAATGTTTTGTGGGTTTTTTCTTATCTCAATAGCTGCCATAGTTGCTTTTGGATTACCTTGTGAAGCCTGTGCCATTAATGATTCAAATAATACATTCTCTGCTCTTTCAGAGTTAACTCTATTTTGAATCTGTGATATATTATCTAAACCATCAAGATTTTCTTGTAGTGTTTGCATATCAATAACACCTTGTTGTTTTAATTGCAAACCAGTAATAATTTTTTGTGGTTCATCAAATCCTGCCATTACACCATAGACTCTTCTTGTTTTGTACATTTCTGCAATATCTATACTTGGGTCGTATGTTTCTTTAAATGCAGTACCATTTCTAAAACCAGCAATAGGTTTTCTTTTACCACTGTACATTACTTCATCCCACTCTAATCTTTTTGCATCTATTTCTTCTAATGCGTCTTTTAATATAGTTTGGTATTCTCTAACATGCAGTGATGCAGATTGTCCTAGCTCTTCAAGTCCTCTTCCAGTAACAAACGCATTTGGAGACTGTCCATCATCTGATACTGGATAAGCAGAACCTAATCGCAAGTGTCGTTCAAGTCTATCTATTTGTTGGAACAACTGATAAGGTAAATTATTAGTAGGTTTGCTAACTTGTGAACCTGGGGTCAAGTAGTTAACAGCGAATCTACCTTTTCTATATTGTCCTGATTCTATCTCACCAATGATGTTAGTTTCTGTAAACACAGCATCTTCCATAGCTATAACAGATAGAACATTGATTTTTGCCATATTAGCCATTAATCCAATTACATGATGGAACTGGCTTTGCATTTGGTCAAAACTGTAACGCTTTGCTATGACAAATCTTGGTCCTGATTTTAAAGGATTAGGTATGAAATCTAAAATAACTTTGTTCTCTGGAAGAAACACATAAGTGCCTTCTTCATCATAATATTCAGCTACAACTTTACCTGTACCATCTGCATTAGCCCATCCTTTGTCATAACTAGAAAGATAAGCCATAGTGTTATATTCACTAGATACTTCATCTAAAATTACATTTTTAAATTTAGGGTACATTTCTGCAAGTGTTACATGAGGAACTCTTTGTACAACTGCTAATTCTTTTGGTTGTTGGTCAACTCCAAAGTAACCTGGGTAACATAAGTATGGGTCTCTAATCTCTGCTACTGGATAAGGTATACCATTAGCATCTTTCTTTTCTTTTAATATCCATACAGCAAAACCATAACCTGGTAACCATCTACCAACTTGTGGTAATTGTTTATCTAACTTTTGTATTTCATCAAAAGCATGAATAATTCTTTCTAGTTTCTCTGCTCTTTTAGTTGCTCTTTCAGAATCTTTATCGTTATATATATCTACTTTTAAATCTGGAGCTCTACCTAATTTTTGTGCAAATCTTTCTAGTGCAGACATTAATAAGTTAGGGGCAGGTAATTGTCTATAATCCATATCACGCATATCTTTACCAAGTAATGCTTTGAGACCATCAGCTCCACCATTCATAATGGCTCTAATGTTTTCTTTATCTGCTGCGTAGTCTGCGTGTAAACTTCTAAGTTCGTAAACCCTGCTATATAATTGTTCTGCTGTTTTCATTATCTCCAAACATCCAAGTCTATGCCCATGCTTTTATATCCACTAAAACTAGGTTCATATTCCATACCCATTGTAGCAAGTCTTTCTTTTTGTAAACGCCTTATTGTTTTCATTGGAAACCAACTTGCCATTACTAAGTCAGACTTTTGTCCTACAGTTCTACTTTTATTTTGAGCAGAACTAAAGTACACTAACTGGCTTGTATATAAGTTTACCTTCTCTTGTGCTTCAAAGCTACGATATGGTAAATTAATTAACTTCTGTTCAAACAATGGTCGCATAGCTGTTACACCATACACAGGGTCATGTTTGTTGCCATAAGTTTGTGTACCTTCTAAAAATATACCATGTTTACCAGCAAACTCACGAATTGATTTATCTTGTCTAATTGCTTTTTGAAATCCATTTTCTTCAATAACCCAGTGAGCTAGATTATATTTCTGATACCACTTTTTAATTATTTCTAATGCTTGTGGTATACCTCCACCTAAAGCATTTTCCATATCAATCATAAATAATCTATCTGTATTTTGGTCATATCCCCATAAGAAACATGCTTGATAACCTGTTGATGCTGGGTCAAGACCTGCAATTAATCTAACATTGTTTGGAACATTACCTATGTCTCTATTCTGGTCTCTACATGCTTCTATCTCTACTCTATCAAATAAAGACATACCATCTGGCATAGCTACATTAAGATATACCATTTCATAGATTGCTCTACCTCCTGTAGTTTCAGCAGCTTTTTTTCTATCCATAAGCCACTTGTAGGTTCTTTTCTTAGCCCACAACATACAATCTTTATGTGCTTCCATATCCCAGTCAGATATTGTACAAGCAGTATCATGTGCTTCTTCTACAATAGTTAACCATGATTCATTATCTAGTAAGTGAGAGTACAAATCATCATAATGTTGTCTTGAACCAATTACAACCATAGCTGTGTGTTCCTCTTTACGAGATGATAATGTTGTAGTCCACCAGTTTCTAGTGTTCTCTCTTGATGCTGGTTGCATAGTAGATGTATGGTCCTCAATGTCGTCAGCAATAATAATATCGCAGTCTCTAGAAAGAATCTTTCCTCCTCTACCTATACCCACCATGGTAGGAGATTTGATACCAGTAACAGTACGAGTACCAACAGTAAAACCATTTTGCGACCACGACTTACCTGTCCTACTGGTTGGTTTAAATTTTGGTCCTGGTCCACATATTTCTTCAATTAATAACTCGTTACTTTCTAGTTGGTCTAATACAGAACTAACTGCATTCTTTGCAATCTCTTCGTTACCACCTACCCATAGTATTCTGATATTTGGATTTGTGCATATTAACCATACACAAAAATGAATTAACAAATCAGTCTTACCATGTCGTGGTGGGGATAATATCATTTGCTGATTACCTTGGTCTATAGCTTTTAATATAGAATCAATCCATTTGTTATGAAAGTCTGGTGTTTCGTATGGTATACCCTGTTCTGTTTGAAAATATCTATCTCTAAAGTTACTAAAATCTTCTAATGATTTTTCTGCTACTTGTGGTAGTTCCCAATTTTTTCTAGCTTCTTGTTCTTCTAAATCTTCTAAGTATGCTTGATATGCCATAGAGACTGCAGCTACAGAAGTCTTTAATATTTTTGAAACATCTTTGATTGTTGAGTTACCTTTAAGTATTGCTTCGCCTAATCCTGATTCTTTTAAATCGTTATAAACAACTCCTCTACGACTTTGTACATTTTTTTTGCTAGGTATAATTAAATCATCTTCTTGTTGAACCCACTCTATACCTTTTGCTTTTGCTCTTTTCTTTTGTGTTTGAATACGATTAGCACATCTATCACTACAGTATTTCATGCGTTTGCCACTTAATACTCTTTTGCATCCTGCAGCGTAACATATTTTTCTATCTACCATATTTTTCGCAATCTTTGTTTTTGCACACTACATGCCCTTCCTCAATTTTGAGAGTTTCTTTACACATAGGACATGGAATGTAGTAAGTACTCAAAAATTATTTTTTCTTCCAACCACGCTTCATTTGATTGTAGGCTTGTTTAGAAATAGTAGATTTCTTTTTTGACCTAGAAGTTCCTGCTTTTTGCCTTCTATGTATATTGCCTACTAAACTATTTTTTCCTGAACTATGTGCCATTGTAACTCCTTACCACATTTCGCAAGACCAGTACCTAGGTGTAGTCTTGTCTTTTGCTGTATCGCATTTATGTCTATCTCTAAATGATTTTCTAGCTTCTGGATTATCTTTTCTGATTTCCATATTAGGGTCTCCAAACATAACCTTCTTAACTTTATCTCCATCCTTCACATAGACTTTAAATTTTTTACGACCATACCCAGGTTCGCCCTTACTAATCCTAGAAGGACTATCTAAATTAACTGACTTACCTTGATACTCTGCCATAGTTAAACTTTTTTTGGTTTATTCTTCATACCCTTTTTTTGAGCTTTTTTCATCCCTTTTGGGTAACCAATTCCTTTTGGCATTATTTTTGTTTCCTTCCTGCCTTACGCATAGCTATTGCCACAGCTTGTTTTTGGGAATAACCTTCTGACATAAGTTTCCTTATGTTTCTACCAATTGTCTTGTCTGACTTTCCTGTATATAAAGGCATAACAATATCTTAGCATAGGTGTGTAAAAAAAAATTTTTTTTATCTACAATCTGCACATAGTCCTTCAATAAGTTCATCTTCCCAAAAAGGATTCCAACAGTTATCGCAGTCTTGTACATGTATTGCCATAAGAGTATCTTAACAGTTACACCCTCACTTGCGTGAGGGTTTCACTGAACAAACAATAAGGAGGTTTCCTTATAAGTTACGAATGTAACTTAATTATTATATCACATTTAAATTATATGCAAGTAAAAACTAAGGGGTTGCATGAAAGGCGTAGGCGAAAGGAGGAAACTCCTACTATACGCAACCCCTTAAATAAATACTACCACTAAATTTTATGTTATGATATACTCTAAGAGAACAAGCAAGAGGTTCTTCCTGCTTTAAGAAGAGGACCTCTGACAATAACAAACTTCAAGTAAGTGGATTAGCAGGACCATGGTAACTAGCGTTATAGGCTATTATTCCACATATTTAAATGCTACTAAATTTTAGTCATTCTGGTTTTGGGAGGGAGTGGCACAGGGTTAGCTGTGCTTTCTTTATCTAGTTTCTTTACAACACCTTATCTATTAATACTACATATAGTATATTCTGGTACACCACAATATATAGTACCACTACATCTTGTACCAGTTAACAGCATATATTTAGAGGGTACATCAATATGAATGTAGGGTGTCACCTTAAACCCCCCCAACACAAGAACACCTGTACACACTGTACCTACTGTCTAATTGTTTAAACAAATACATCAACAACAACAAACAATATACCTACTCTGACTAAGTGTGTATAAGGTATGTACTGGAATTAAAAAGAAACTAAGACGTATAAGGTAGTTAGTTAATCTCAAAAAAAAATAAAAAAAATACTTTGTTTAAACTGTGGATGTAGTAAAGTGGTATTAACAAACAAAGGAGAAAAATAATGGAAGAATTTAGAAAAGAAATAAAAGCAGTATTAAGTTATTTTGGTTTACCTGCTGAAAGTGTTGAAACATTTGATAGCATTTTGTTAGACCAAATTGAAGAAAACAAACAAGAGATACAAGATTACTTAGACCAATTATAAGAGAAACAAACAAAGGAGAAACAATGACTAAAAAACACTTTGAGGCAATAGCTGAAAATCTTGATTACAAAGCATCAGCAATTTTTAATGGTGAGGAAACTTATCAAGAAAAATGGTTTGCTTTAGCAATATTACAAGCGTTTGTTTATGACTTAGCTATAACTTTCAAGGGTTTTAATGAAAATTTTGATATGAGTAGATTTATTCAATCAACTAATATCACAAAATATAAACTTGAATTGGAAAGAGAACAAGCAACAAAAATTGCTAGTGGTATTTAGTAGTACTCATAGAGGATATTTGAAAGAGTATCCTCAATGAGTTTTATAAACTCAACAAACAAAAACAATGGAGGAAACAAAATGAAAATAAATCTAGTATTAGAAATCAATAAAGAATTATCTAGATACAAAGATAAAGATAAAAGATTCTTTGAGGAATTATATAAGAATTTTTTAGAGCAAGATAATGCTATTGTATCTGTGGAAGTTAAATAAAAGAAATACTTTGTTTAAACTGTTATACGTGTATACTGGTATTAACAAAACAATGGAGGAATAATGAACGATAAAGAAAAATCAGCTAAAGCAATTGAAATATCAAAAGCATGTCAATGGGATGGTACAGATATTATTGACATTATGCAATTAGCATTAGAAGATTCTAATTTTCACACATTTAATGAAGAATTAAGTGAATTAAGAAAAAAACACAATATATAAAAAAAGAAACAAACAAACAAGTACTGGGAGGTACAAAATGAAAAGCGAATATAAAACAATAAGCAAGACTCAATATCCAAAATGGGTAAAGAGTTTATCAGAATCTAAAAAACTACCTGAAGAATATCTTTCTTCATTTGCTAGTTGGTGTGTCAAATATGCTGTAGGTAATGGTGTTGGAGATATTAAACACTTAGGTGAAAAATTCAGCGTACATATATCAGATACAAGAGGTAGAAAGACTATAGCAAATACGCAAGGTAGTGCTGTTGGTCTTTGTTACTCTGTAGAATATTCAGCTAACAAGAAAGTTAGAAGAATAGAAATAGATAGAGAAACAAGCGATACACTTAAAGCATTAGAAATAATAGCCCATGAAGTTAGCCATGCTGTAACTAAAGAGGGTATTGGTCATAATGGTGAATTTGTACATGCTGTCTTTGGTCTGTTTAAACTAGGAGGAATACCAACAAGCACAAGCGTAACTTTAGAGTTTGCTGAATTAATCAAGCCATGGTTACAGAAAGCTGGAACATATCCTTATGTTAAGTTTGTTGATAGAAGAAAAGTACAAACAACAAGAATGGTTAAATTAGTTTGTAAAGACTTTAACTGTTTTGGTAGTACAGAGAAATCAAGAAAGCAAGGTCAAGGTACTATCTTCAGATTATCATCAGCGATAGTTGAGAAAGTACAAGATATTGGAGAGCAATTCTATTGCCCAGTCTGTAATAATTATGCTTATGTAGATGGAGATGTAGAAACAGCAATATACAAATAAATCACAACTCCCCATTGTGTACAGAGCCCCATAGCAATATGGGGTTTTCTGTTTTATGTCTAAGCCCACGATAGAGCCATTTTAAGAGCACTTTATTCATTATGGTATTGTCTACCATAGTTGTCATATCAAGCCCATACAGAGCAAATTAGGACATACTATATATAGTGTATGTTTTACATAGTTGTTTAAACAACAAGAAAGTAGGTAAAAAACTAATAGCTGTTTAAACAAGTCAAGGAATAAATAAATATTATTTTGTAAATAGTTGTTGCATAAAATATAGAACTGCTAATCTGTTAGTAACAAACAATTAACTTAGGAGGTTAATCATGAGCGACTTATTAGATAAAATTATTAAGTACGAATGTGGAGAGTTATCTGAAGTAGATACTATCAGTTTATTCTCTGAACTTATTAAGACTGGTCAAGCATGGAGTCTACAAGGACACTATGGTAGAACAGCAAAGAGTCTAATAGACCAAGGACTGTTAGATAACAAAGGTAAATATACAGACAAACTAAACATACTACTAGAGGAGAGTGTTTAAACAATGAGTGAAGAATATAAAACAAAAACAATAGGTGTAGTTGGTGTAGATAGTGGACAAGTGTTACTAATAGACCCATGCTATATCAAGAAAGATAGTTTAGGTAATGAGAAGTTTAATTACGACCATGAAAATAAGAAGTATTTAAACGACCCAACACTAGATAATAAAAAGAACTTTTACACAAATGTATGTGAGAGAACTTTAGTTGGTGAGGGATATGGGAATGTTATGTCAGGTTTCGCAACAGGAACTACTCATGGGGACGGCAACTATGAAGTCAAAGGTATCTTTAATGACGAAGAACAATTACAAGGTATCTTTATTAGCTTTGTAGGTAACATGAACGCAGAGTTTAGCGAAGAAGATGTAGACGACAACTGGTTTACAGAATAGTAACCAGTTGTTTAAACAAGGAGGAATAATGGAAGAATTAATTTTTGATAAAGAGAATTATCAGAATCATTTTAAAAAAGCATGGGAGACTGGACTGTTTACAGAACAAGAACCTTACATGTACATGTGTGAAGATAAGGACAAAGTTTATTTTAAACATGGAATAACAAGACAATACAAACATTTAATAAAAGACAAGGAGGTTGTTTAAACAATGGCTAAATATAAAAGTAGAGCTACACGATTAAGCGATACTTTAGACATGTCAGAAAAAATTGCTGATGTAGAGCAACTTAAAGAGGAATTGGAGGAGTGGTTGGATAACTTACCAGAGAATCTACAAAACTCTAATAAAGCAGACATGCTACAACAAGCAATAGACAATTTAGAAAATATAATAGATGAACTAGAAAACATACAAGAATTGCAACATGATGTTGAATTTCCAAGTATGTTTTCTTAAAGGAGGAATAATGCCTATTTATAAAATAGAAATTGTAATGGAAGAAAATTCTATGCAAGACGCAGAAGAACACTTATTAAGTTTAAGTGGTAGCGACTTACTTGAACATTTAACTGAGGAGGAATAATGGAAACTAATATTATATTGATACTACTAGAGAATATACATTCTCAGCTTAGTGAAGTAATTGATAGTGATATTGTAGATAAAAATGAATTACAAACAGCTAGAGAACAGTTAGAGGAGATAAGAGAATTGTTTATGGAGGAGGAATAATGGAAGAAATAAAGTTATATAAATTAAGTTACGAAGATGGAGAGTATTGTGTAGGTACAGAGGAAGAAGTTATCAGTGCACACAATAATTGGGTAAAAGATAGTGGTAGATTTGAAGTAGAAGAAATCAAGGACGCACTTGCAACTCAACTATCAGATTTGCACAAGCACTGGACTGTTGACCAATTCTATACAGTAAACTTGTATGCTATCGTTGAAAATTCAGATAGATACAAAGATAGAATCTATACAATACAACAACTATGGGAGTGTATTCGCAGAGGATATACCTACAATGAATCTCAAATACACATGAAAGCATGGAGCGAGGGTAAGACAACTGTTAAGAAGTTAGTAGTGGAGGAGGAATAATGAAGTTAGGAGATTTAATTAAGTTAATTAAACAGACTCATCCTGATGATTACGAACAAGTAAGACTGGACTTTTATCTCATGCCTATGAATGAGGGAATGGATGAAGATGAGAGAGATGATGTCATTCTTAAAGAACCAGTACGATTATCCTACGATACAGATTATAACTCTTATGTAGAGTTGGGATTTAAAGTACAAGAATCAAGAAAAGAAAATATATATGGTGGTGGAATATTACCTTACGAATATTATTTTGAAGATATAAATACAAATATGGAAAAGGAAATAAAAGAATAGTAACTGTATGTTTAAACAGTGTGTAAGTTTTTTTGATTGTTTTACTTGCACACTGTTACCCCCAAAATAAAAAACAATATAAGTTTACATTAAAGAAAAGCAGGACTAAAATTAAATAGGAGATGACATAGGAGAACTATGATGTATCAAGTACAAAGTGTCAGCGTCTATGGTGGAAGTATGACATGGGAGTTTGATAACAAGCATGAAGCATTATGCAA